GGGGTCACGCGCCACCTACGATGGTACTTACATCCACCTTTATGCCTGATGGATATTTTCCCATTTCGAAGCTCACCTAGGAGGTTGGACAACAAGGCACCAAGCCCGTTATAACGCAATGGTTTCTGCCCGTAGGGGACGATCACTGCGGCTTCTCCAAAGGAAATCTTAGGACTGCGCTGTTCATAAGCACAGTACAAGATCTTCTGCGGGCCTAAACGGCTCGACTTACTGGAGAGTTTTCCTCGAAATATGCTTGACGGTACGCGCAACCCGCTATCATGCGAGTCTGCATAAGGAACCATCAAGTATTGCTCACCCGCCAGGAGGTACTGTAACGTACTCCTGAGCGGAACGCCAGTTTTGGCACTCCACTCATTAAGGAGGTTAGCGGCGATAACGATATCCTGCCGCGACGTCAACCGTTTCAGGTAGACACCGCGTATACTTGCGCCATAAAAGTAATCATGGCCGCAGGACTCTCGGAATGGTCCTTCTTTGAAGGACTTCGATGGATTCACCTTAAGACCCAGTTGGCTGAGCAATTCGACGATTAAGTCGTATGCTTTGGTCTCAACAATAATGTCGTCTCCAAAGACAGCCCAATTTCCTGGAATAAGGTATTTCTCAACCCCAAGCTGGATATTGTACCAACATGGTGCTGAGTGCACCCAATATCGCTCTCCCGTAACGATTCGGTTATCCCTTATGGGGATCCCTAAGCGTCGGTACACGATTCGAACGACAGCAGCTAAGAGGAGCGTCATAAACGGGAACGTAAAACCGTTGCCCATCGTTGACATCATTCCTAGCTCTACATCCAATCCGTAATCACGTATAACCGTCTTCGGTGAACGTATATGCTCCATGAGGTCAAAGACCCATGAAGGCAATACTACCTTAGCAAGGTTGCGTGAGATAAGATCGGAAGCGGACGACAGGTCGAGGGTCGCAAACCCTCCGGTGATTGACCCCTGTCGAGCCAGTAGTCGATTGCAGTCTGGCTGTGTATCAAAGGACACACGGTAGAGCTCCTCAATACGTTCTTCAAGAAGGGATTTAAGGCCCAATTGAAGATACATGTTTAAGGAAGGCTCTGTACAGATCGCGCGATCGGTGTCTGCATTCTTCGAAGCAAAAGACATCTCACTAGCATCCACCAGTACAAACCCGTAACCAAGCTCAGATTGTCTCGCCTCTTCGGCGGCTTTCTGTAGCGGTCTTAGGTCCGTCCAGGCCTGGTACATCGTACACAGGTCGAGATTCGTGGCCGAGAGATCCGAACTCATGAGCTTAGCGTAGAAGCTAGCCCCACGAGCAGAGATACTCGACCCCGGTCCCGTATAACCACGCTCGAAAAGATCGACGTAGCTATTCACGAGAAGATCAGGGCCTCGGTGAAAGAACTGGTCCATTTCAGCTGAAAGCTGAGGAAGGAGGTCCTTATCCGAAATTTCCTGAGTCGTCCATTGTGCGCTGAGGTTGTTAGCCTCGACGAACGATAGGACCGCCGCAGCCTCCGCGCGCGCACTATCAGACGGCCACTTCTTAAGAAGTGACCTGACGAGCGTGTCGCAGGCTGCCTTGGTACCTAAATGGATGGAATTGGCGTTCACATTACTGTAGAACGCCTTCACGTCACTCTTGACGCACTCCAAAAGAGCGAACTGACATAAAGTCATAACTCGTCCTCCTAGCAACATTATCGCGCAGCTTGAGCTCGAGTGAGCTTTTACACTGCACGACTTCCTGTAGCACAAAAAGAATAGTGACAAGAACTGCCACTATCTTTAAAACCCTCCTAACAAAAGAAGGGGTCACCAGCTAGATCTCGCTGGATATCGCTGAGTTACAAAGGTCAGTAATGACCTGGTAACAGGCGGCGATATGTGCCTCGACCATCGCAATCACGTTAGCAGGATCGGCAATATCTGACCCGGCGGCGATCTTCATGATCGTCTCCATTGAGTTAGACACCGATGCCTGGTTCACAAGCGGGGTCACGCC